TGTTACGAGAACTTGGTGATTATTCCGGCCTAACCGGGTAGTTTATAAATGCAAACAAAAAAGCATTAGGATTTGCTGACTTAACAGTTGGTGGATCTGAATTGAGATTAGCGGCGTAATAACCGTTTATTTCAGGGGCGGCCCCAGCCTTGCAACAGAAAGGGGCACTTTCCCTATCTTTTTATTGAATACCAGACACCTTTGCCTGTGACTGCGTGATCGGAGCCAAACGATTCTTCCACGGACTGTTTAACTGTACCCCAGTTGTAGTCATCGCCCATGGAGTAGCCACCCTGTTTGAGTTTGGGCAGGTATGCTTCTATCTCGTCCCTGACGAATGGGTGCGAATGATCTGAATCATGGAATATGAAGTCCATGCTGTCGTCCGGTATCTGGTCAATCACAGCGAGTGATCTGCCCTTTATTATGGTTATCCTGTCTCCCCACTGCTTGGCTCTTTCCCTGAACTGCTTCTCGTTCTTGTTGTGATCCCATGCTTGATTCTCGTTCTTGAATTCCTCCACTGTCAGCTCTCCGTCTTTCCATCTGGGTTTCTTGTTGAACTGCCAGTCATACTCTGGATTGTCCGGTTGTTCTTCCCATGAGTCCACACAGGTCATCTTCACATCTGTTTCCCTCATCATGTAGAATGTAGTGACTCCTACCCAAACACCTAGTTCGATCCCTTGCTTCCAGTTTAGTTCTTTGGCGAATTTTGCTATTACTCTATATCTGTCCATGCTACCTGTATTCCCTTCCCTTTGCCTCTGACTCCTTTCTCATGATAGATCAGACACTGATTGTGTTGTTGTAGATCTGCGTCTGTTTTGACATCAAGGTGTCTGATCCACTCACCGTGTGTTAGATCGTTGTATGGCAGTGCTTTGAATGTCTGCTTTAGGACCAATTGATCCACCCCTATCGTGTCTGTGTCCTCTATGAGTCGTTGCATCTCGATGGCCGCTTCTTTGGCCGAGGGTCTCCTGCCATGATGGAAGTTGCAGAACGTGGCCATCAATCTCCCGTTGTATTCTGTGAACGCCATGTCCGATTCCAGTGTGTGCCTCTGAGTTTCGTTGGGGTCTCTTAATGCATACGAATCAACGTCTGCAACAGTCACTGATTGATTATCTAATAAATTGAATCCCAACAGTATAAACCTCTGTGCTTGACAGTAGGTCTCGTATGAGTATGGGAATTTCAATACTGATTTGTCCGTGGTGCAGTGTGTGTATGACACATCTAGTTTGTCTAGTCTTTGTATTGCTGTGTCTGATGGATCTATGATGTGTACATGGATTGGCAGTTTCCAATGCTCGGAATATGTTTTATAGAACCTGGGGAAGTACTGTTCGAAGTACAGGTCATCACAAGAGGTCAGTATGAATCTCTCATGTGTGGGCCAGTCGCCTATTACATCTTTGAACATTAACTCAGGGTGTTTGCTGATTCGTTGAGATCCAGTCGCCTTGCGATCTCGTCACGGTCGTGTTGGTCCATGTTGTTGAGCAGTGTTTCGCTCAGACCACTGACCGTCCTGTTGGCAGTCGTGATGCCCAGTTGTTCACAACTTTTTGTTATCTGTTGCTCCACTGTGTACCGGTCGTAGTTGGCCGTGTCTATCCTGGTGTCACGTTTGGCCTTGTTGGCCACGGCTTCCAGGTCTGTTGAATCTAGAACATCAGGCAAGCCTAGGCTGGCCAGCACTTGTTCTATCACAGCACTCTTGTCTGAGTCTGTTGCCGTTGTGTAAGATGTGTTGATGTTTAACCTATTGGAAACATATTCCTCAAAGTAGGTCTGCCATTGCTTGTTCTGTGCCACGGTACTCATCAAGCCCCTCAGTGTAGCATCCTCGGCCAATGAGGTGTACGCCAAGTTGTTGGACAGTGATTCAATGTATGTTCTAATGCTAGTGATATTGCTGTTCTCCAGTGACACCTGCACGTTGATCTTTTCCCTCTGTGCGATGAGGTTGTTCTTGTGTGTCAGCAAAGGTTCTGCCGCCAGTGCGTTGTTCAAATTCGTGTGTGCTGTGGCGACCGCTGTGGCGAAACCGTCAAGCGTCTGTTGGAAGTCTGTTGAGTCCGCTACCACACCGTTGATGAAGTTCTTAAGATTGTCGTATGCGGTCTCCAATGCAGTCTCCGTTGCCAGGTTCGCCGTCACTATGAAGTTGATGGACTCCGACAATGAAGTGAACACAGGTGCCGAGCTGTCTTCTGTTTTTGTGAATATGTTGTTGAGTGTGCCCAGGTGATCGTTCACACCCCTTGACTTGGCAGAAGCAGTTACACCGTACAGCTCAGGTATCAGCCCTTGTATGCTTTGCACGTTCTGTAGTATCTCTAGGAAACTGCCCTGTCCTTGCTCTCCTGTTACTATGTTTGGATCCCCTGGTATTATGGAACCGTCAATGATGGTGGCACTGTGTCTGATCAAATCTCCCAACACCCTGCCCAGGTTCAGGTGACTGACGTTGTTGATGTCATCCTTGAGGTCATTCTTCTGTGATGTGGTCAACACACCGTTGCTGGCTATCACTGAATCAAGTTGTGAACTCTTTAGCACCCAATTGGATGCACTGACTGACTTCAGTGTCTCTACCGCGTTCTCCAATGCCTGATTGGAGAAGTTTGGTTCATTCTCCACCAGTGATAATAATCCTTTGTTGACTGTCATATGTTATCCTGCGAAAACGTTGGGTGAACCTCTCATCATGCTTCCCCTGTCTGCGGAGTCTCGATGCCTTGCAACTGGCTTGCCCTCCGCGAACACTGTTCTGGATCCTCTGTTGATCTTTGCTGAGTGCCCTACACATCTTGCAGGACAACAAACTAATATAGTGTGTGGTAGAAGTCTATCACCCGGTCTGAGAACTCTCCTGCCGTTGATGAACACACTGCTCGCCGTGGCCTTGCAACCTATAGATGTTGTACAGGCGTGTCCTGTCCTGGCTCTGTCTATCCTGTCTCTTGATATCGCTGGCATGCCAGTATTTATGTGTAGTGGAAACCGGTGGTGCTACTCGCTGTCGTACATGGGGACAATGGATTTACAGATAGCGGTCAGACCTTCTTTTAAAACTCTTGTTACTTTGCAATCATATCCGGTGATTGATGATAACATCCTGTCGTCTGTGGTCTTCTTGCCATTTGCTGACAAACCGAGATCGACAGCACCTTTGGCGTAGGTCACGGTTTTATAGGTTTCGTATGAAGTAGTACTTGTGCCCACCACTGCTCCTATACTGCCACATGATGTCAGCAGTAGTAGAAGTATTAAAAATCTCATGGATGATTTCATTTTACTATCACCGTGTCGTCTGTGTGTAAAGCGGTACCATCAAAATATATAGATGTGTGCAACCTATCATTGCCCCATATGAAAACATTTTCAGTCCTACCGTCATCCACCGGCGTCACATCTATGTAATCGTTATCTCTCTTCCATACACTGTGTTTGATAGCGGTCCATTGATCAGATGATTCGCTGACTGCTAGGTAATATCCCTGTATGCTCTCTCCTCCATACCATTGCACCTGCCTTTGGACATTAGAATGACATCTGTTTATTTGTGTGTGTGGTCGAGGATCTATGTTTAAAACAACAACATTTGGACAATCCAGTGTTTGTTGTATCTCTTTCAGTTGCGGGTCTTCCATGCCCGGAAGGCGAGCATCTGTTATTTTTGTAATATTTTCCATCCGGATCTCATTAGTCTGTTATACATATGGCTTGCATGTATTGTAGCAAAATTTAACCCAAGTTCCAAGCATTTTCTTTTTAGATTGCCAACAGTTCCGTGGTGTTTTCCCTCTGGAGAAATCAAAATCCATTTTTTTGAATTAGGATTTTTATCTCCCACTAATCTACCTTTGTTGGCCATGCTTATGAGTTTTTTAGTTTTTTCTGATTGTTTTTTCCCATACATTGGATTATTCTTGCCGGAGACTGCCTCGCTGATCTTCGCTTTGGATTTTGCTGTATGTCTCATTGGTCCATATCCTCCTGATTGTATCTGTTTGAGATGTCTTTTTAGCCTCTGCTGTTCTGCCTTTCTTTTATTTCCATATATCTCTATATATGTTTTACCTTTGTGGTTAGGCGGTAAGCCACCTCCATCTGTGAGATTGTAACCATTGGGTGCTATTGTGTTATACTTGTCAATATATGACTGTTCGTTGTCTACATTATCTTCTGCTATCACTTTGAACTTGATTTTATTCAATCCATACTTCTTGATCGCTTGGAATACAAGTTTACTTCCTTGATTGTGTCTATGGGCCGCCCAACGTTCAGTAGGATTCGTTGTGTATCCTATGTAGGATTTATTGTTTGTTGTGTTGGTGATTTTATATATGTAACCCATACATATATTTATGACTGAACTCGTCAGTTATAACTTAAATTTAGAGAACTGACCTTTCTTAACATCTTGTTTGATGCCACCAACTATGTATGATTGAACTTGAGTTTGTTGGGGAGCCACCTGCATGCCTTTGCTTGACAGCCAGTGTGTGGTCCATGGCAGTGGATTCTGTGTCGCTGAATGATCCCATAGTGGAGCGTAGCCCAAGGCCCTCAATCTCTTGTTGGCAGTCCATTCCACATATGTTCCCAGTAGCTTCTCGTTCAGTCCAATTATGGATCCGTCCTTGAAAAGGAACTTGCTCCATGCCTTCTCCTCGTCCACGACCTGTTTGAACATCTTGATGACTTCTGCGTCACACTCTTTGATCACACCTTTCATCTCTTTGTCGTCTCCGGCCTGCCAGTTCTTGATGATGTGCGTGGTTATGGCTAGGTGTTGTGATTCATCCCTAGCGATCAATGACAGTATCTTGGCGGAACCTTCCATCAGTTTCAGTTCACCAAATGCGAATGTGCAGGCGAATGACACGTAGAATCTCAGTCCTTCCAGTAGGTTGACGTTCATCATGGCCAGGAACAGTTTCTTCTTCAATATTTTAGTGGAGCCCTTGCCATTGACGTCCCACTGCTTGGCGTATTCTATGAAGTCGTCGTAGTACTTGGTCACTGACCTAGCCCTCTTCAGTATCTCCTCGTCCTCGAGTATGGTGTCAAACACCTCTGCTGGATCTGGGTAGATGTTCTTGATGATGTGTGTGTATGATCTGGAGTGTATGGTCTCGAAGAAGTCCCATGCCACTATGCAACTCTCCAGCTCAGGCAGTGAACAGTATGGCAGGAACGCTATGACTGGTCCCCTACCCTGTACACTGTCCAACAGTGTCTGGTACTTGAGGTTTGATGTGAATATGTGTTTCTGTTCTGGACGGAAGTTCATGTAGTCTGCCCTGTCCTTCTGCAGTGATACCTCTTCTGGTCTCCAGAAGTAGCCCAACTGTGTCTGTGTCAGTTTGTCGAACACAGGGTACTTGAACGTGTCAAATCTCTGCACGTTCTGTTCCTCGCCAAAGAACATAGGTTGTTTTGTGAAGTCAACGTTACTCTGGTTAAAAACTGTCTTGCTCATAATTTATTGATTCTTTATATTGTACAGGCATCGCACGTTTCATCATCTTCACCGTCGACGTCAGTACTTATCTGTTGTGCGGGCTGTTGTGCGGGCAGTTCCACATCCTCGCCATCATCGGTGTCAGTCACGGCACTGATCCCAGCCGGTTGTATGTCTTCTTCCTCACCCTTGAAGTCGTACGTGTTCTGGTAGTATGAGGTCTTCCAACCAAGTTTGTATGCCGTCAGCATGTCTTGTGCCATGACTGATAGCGGGACTTCGTTGTTCTCGAAGTGTGTGGGATTGTAACTCCAGTTGCCTGATATGGCCTGATCGAAGTACTTCTGCATCATGGCAACAACATTGATGTAACCTTCATTGCTTGGCATGTCCCATAGTAGTGTGTAATCGTTTTTGAGTTTGGGGAACCCCGGAACTATCTGTTTCAGTGGACCTTTCTTGCTCTTCTTGATCGACAACAGTGCTCTCGGTGGCTCGATGCCGTTTGTCTCGTTTGAAACCACGGAACTGCTCTCACTTGGCATCTGTGCTGACAGTGTGCTGTGTCTCAGTCCATGTTTGGCGATGTCTTTCCTTAGACTCTCCCATGCCATCCTCTGTTTGTGTGGCACGATCTTGTCCACGTCTTTCTTGTAATGATCTATTGGCAATAAGCCATCTGCGTATTTCGTCCTGTCAAATCCTTCACACTTGCCCTTTTCCATTGCTATGTTGCAACTCGCTCTCAACAGGTGATATTGGAATGCTTCTGAAAGTCTGTCGACCAGATCCCATGCTTTTGGATCTGAATACTTGACACCATGCTTCGCCAAGTAGTGTGCCAGTCCAATGTAACCAACACCTAGGCTTCTTCTTCTCTTGGTGCTGACCTCCGCCGCCTTGACTGGATAGTCCTGGTAGTCTATGATCTGTTCCAGTGCCCTGACTGCCAGGTCACATATGCTCTCCAGTTCGCCCAGGTCATTCAGTCCACCCACGTTGACTGCTGAAAGGATGCAGAGTGCGATCTCCCCTTGGTCATCGTGTATGTCCTGTATGGGTGTTGTGGGTAACGTGATCTCCTGACACAGGTTACTCATTGAAATCTTGTCTTTGAATGAACTGTGTGAGTTACAGTGATCCAGGTTCATTATGTAGATACGTCCTGTCTCTGCTCGTTCCTTCAATAGGTCGCCAAACAGATCCTGTGCTGGAACTGTTTTCTTTGGAATGGTCTTGTCAGCCTCGTACTTCAAGTACAGGTCATCGAAGTCTTCCGTGCCGAATGCTTCGTACAGTCCCGGTGCTTGGTGTGGTGATATCAATGTGATGTCTCCCTCGTTCATGAATCTCTCGTAGAACAGTTTCGAGATCTGTATCGAGTAATCCAATTTCCTTACCCTGTTGTCCTCTGTGCCCTTGTTGTTCTTCAGCACAAGGACGTCTTCTATCTCTGGGTGCCATATTGGGAAGTGGACGGTCGCACTACCACCCCTCACACCATTCTGTGTACAACATCTCACTGTTGCTTCAAACTTCTTGAGGAACGGAACGACTCCTGTGTGTTGGACCTCTCCACCTCTGATCCTGCTGTTGATACCTCTGATGCGTCCTGCGTTGATCCCTATGCCTGCTCTCCTGGCCACGTACAGACCAATGGCCATGTCGCTTGAGAATATGCTTGGCAGTGTGTCATCGCTGTCTACCAACACACAACTAGCGAACTGTCTTATGGGAGTTCTCACTCCTGCCATCACTGGCGTTGGAATGTTTATCTTGTGTAGTGATATCGCATCGTAATATTTCTTGACATAACTTAATCTCGTCTTTGCTGGATACTCCGCGAACAGCGTGGCCGCGATCATCATGTAC